TCTCAGGCACCCTCATCCTGAGACATGAGAGACATCTTTTACTTGCTTAGTCTCGGTAAGGTGATTAGACCCGTTTCAGCAAGGATTTCAAGGTCAAGGAACGGGTTGCTCCCCTCATTTGATTACCTATTTATCATACTACGGTTTCCCTCCCCTGTCAACCCCTTTTGAGGATTTAATTTGGTGGTGCCCCGAAGACCCGTCTATTATAGGGCATTGTGGTGAACCCGTCAAGCACGATATTCTTCGATTTTGTCCAGGACCTTATTCAGGTATTGATGTGCCAACCATTTTGGATCATAACCAGATTTATTCATCCACTCCTTATCCAATTCCGATTTTATTTTAAGGACTTCACATTTTATAATGTCCTTGGTCAATTGTCCTCTTGGCATATACAAAAAAACTCTGCCTCTTATTTAGAGACAGAGTTAAGTATTATTACTTATTATATCAGACAGGTGCGATTTCCCTGACAGTTGATTTTACATATTCCAATACTGCTATTGTTCTTTACGCATTTTAACATCCATCACCATACACCCGGAATCACTTGTCCAGTCAGGACATAAGATCCCATAGCAGCAACAATTCCAATCATTGCGAACCAACCATTAATACGCTCACTGCGTTCGTTAAAAAGATTTTTCATTTGTTTTCTCCTTGATAAGAGTGTTTTTGTTTAAGTTCAAGATCTGGATTGGATACCAGTTTTTCTTTTACAGGTTTGATAACAATAAACTTGTCGGACTTAAGAGTACCTGCGACTTTGACTTCTAGTTCTACATCATTGTCCCAACCAACCTCTTGAAGGGCAACTCCAAGTTGCCCCAGCATTCCAGCACTCACAGGTTCTCTTCCTGTTCGGACAGGATCACACAATCACTGGTGGGATATGCAACACAGAGTAGAGAATAACCTTCGGCAAGTTGGTCATCATCAAGGAACGTTTGATCATCGTTGTTCACCGTGCCTTCAACTACTTTACCAGCACACGCAGAACAAGCGCCAGCACGACAAGATGAAGGAAGATCCAGACCTGCTTCTTCGGCAGCATCAAGAATGTACTGGTCTTCAGGACATTGGAAAGTTTTACCAGAACCGTCAGGAGATTGAATAGTAATTTGATAAGTAGTCATCAGTAAGTTTCAGATAATTTTTCTACAGAATATGCAAGCATTACAAAAAACGTAATGCTGATGGCGGTCCAGAAAACTTCAGTCATCAGAACACACCGAAGAATAGTTTACCAGTAGTTGCGTAAGAAATCAAGCCTGCTACGATTCCCATCATTGCCCAACGACCATTTGTACGCTCCTTTACTTGATTAGGTGTGAGCATACCATAGTTCTGATAATACATTACGGGTTCTTTGGCAAACATATTCTGTTGCCCATATTCGTTAGTCGTTACAGTCATTATCTTTTGTAAAGATTTACAACAGAATTATATAGCAAATGTTAAGAGGTGTCAAGGGTTTTTGTCAGAGATTACTGACTTTGCTGCTGAGAAGGGTGGGTTATCCGACCTAAAAACGGATCATAATTCATCAAGTCGTCAATATTCATATCATGACCCTGACGTTCCCAGAACTGAAGAAGTCCGTCGTGACTTGCTCGGTGAAACACATCAATATGCTCTGGATGAATAGAAGATCCTAAAGCAATACGATAAAGAAAAAGAGGAATTGAATAAGTATTACCAGAATTATAAATCAAGTCATCAGCAACTGCTCTTGGTTTTACACCTTGGTCCAATTTATACTTTTCACCTTTCACATGAAACTTAATAAGTTTTTCTGCATGATGACGAGTAATCATATAACAAGCAGTAGAAAAATCATTCACAAATCTCTTATGCAACTTAACATGCAAATCACCAGTGCAGATGATGGCAAGTTGCACAACATCCCAATCATAAGGAATCTTGGATACAAAATCTGCCCAAGTAAAATCCCAGAATCTTACTGTCTGCAAATCAATATCATCCTCCATAATAATCACATAAGGACTATCAGAAGTTTCATACCAATGCTTAATTGCCTTGAGGTGTGATGTAGTGCATCCAATCTCACCAGAAGTCATTGTTTCTGGATAACGACCTTTGATAATGTCACTTAAATCATCATCACGACCATCATAAGCAGAAATACGAGTATAGTTTTCTATTTCCCAATACTTAAACTGCTCTTCCATATATTCTTTTCTTTCTGGTTGTCCATCCAGATTCAGATAATATATGGGCCCAATGTTTTTAAGTTTATAAGCAGATTTGTTTTTGTCCATTATAGTTTACTCCACCTTTCTGGAATTAAATCTTCTGTATTTTTATCTTGATTTCCTTCACCAAACCATTTATGTGGTGCAATCACATTATCAGAATTGGATAACCAAGCGCCCCACCAAGAGAATGAAGAATTTGCAATGATATGATATTTACACAGAGTCATCAAGCACATATCTACATAGTGGTCTCCAGATTCAGAAATCATAAAGCGTTCGTCAGAGAATACTTTCTGCTCTTTACACCACTTCACATCATCGGTAAAGATAATCACAGGAAGATTTGAATCAAACTTTTGAAGTGCTTCAGTATAATATTCTAATCCAAGAGCAGTATGATTTGGATTCTGAAGATAATCAGTGCGACGAATATGAAGACTGATTGCTTCTCCGACAGACTCCATCATTTCTTTACATGGATATAGAATCTCATTCTTAAAAGAAAAGTCTTCACGAATTTCATCTTCAATGTGTTTGAAGTATTTTTCAGATTGAAAGAATCCAGCAAGAGTAATTTCATCTGGACACATATTAAAAAGCGTCTCATCGAAATGAAACTGCTTCTCTTGTGCTATGGGTGCATATCCCCTATCAAGAAGTTTAATATTATGAGGAAGCACATATGTCATTTTAAATGGATAGAATAATTCTATCTTTACATCAAACCCATAAGGATCTTTCAATACTTCCTGATGATTGGGAATACAAAAATCATATCCACGATTTCGGGCAATGCCCCTCAATGAAGCATATTGAAACATTTGATTTCCAAGTCTACCCAGTTTTCCAAGATGATTAAACGCTAGCATTCAACTGACTCCTTCTCTCCTTAACATAACTCTGAGATTCATAATACCTTATTATAGCATCTTTATCCCAAGTGCGAATAGTTTGCCAAAGATTATGATTGTCCATAAACTTTGGATTGTGGTAGTGTGAATTGAAAGTGCGAGCATGGTCAAAGTGGTAAACCATATCATTGACTCTACCAACACAATAACCTAGTGCTTGAAGACGATAATAATACTCACAATCTTCTGCTCCCCAAGAAATAAAATTTTCATTCCACATATAAGAGTCAATATAAACTTGACGCTTAATCATTTGCCCCCATCCCATTACTGATGGTTGCAGTCTACATTTTGATTGCAGAACATTCAAATCAAACTTTGATTGAATAAAAGCATCAAAGAGTGGAATGGGGTAATCAACTGCCCATTGATAAACACCACAACCATAAGGATAGACTGCATCAAATCCACCATGCATAATCATATTATATGCAGTTACATAACTGGATACTGGATAAACAACATCCACATCATAATTATAAACAACTTCTGTTTTTGATGCTAGAAGTAAATCATTTAGAATGCGAGTCTTGTAAAAGAATTTATTATCAGACTGCTCAAAGATATGATACAGATTTGTTGGAATATCCCCAAAGATCTTTTCAATGACTGGAAGTGCTTTTGCCTGAAAGACTGACTGGGTATCATTTTCCTTGATGATAATTGGTGACTGTGGAAAATGATGAGTGATGTAACTAATAGATGTAATCACATTTTTAAGTCGGTCCTCACTCTCAATCCGACAAGGCATTAAGAATGTAAGATTATTCATACTCCAACTCCAAACCAATCTTGTGGGCACAAATCATCCATAATGTAATGGTCGTAGTAACTACCAAACCATTGTGTAGGATAAATGATTGGTTGTGTCCTATTTTGCATCAACCAAGCACCCCACCAACTCATAGTACTGTTAGCAATAATTCCTCCTGTGCAGAGAGTCATCATACACAAGTCAAAATAAGGAATCAATGCTTGTTGTCTTCCTTGGAGGGTATCGCAAGTTTGTGCATACTTCTCATCAAATTCAGAGAGCATAAATCTATCACTTTCAAAAAAAGGTTGATCTCTACACCACCCAATATCATCAGAGAAGACAATAACAGGTTTGTCTTCATCAAAATCTGTTAGTGCCTCCTCATAGTATTCAATGGGGCAAATTGGATGAGCACTTGGATTGACTACATAATCACCTCTACGCAAATGCATAAAGATAGGATTATCCAGTTGGTCTATAATCTCCTTACAAGGTTCTAAGATTTCATCCTTGAAAGTAAAGTCTTTACGAATAATATCCTTTACATTCTCAAAATACTTCTCTGTAGTAAAGTAATCATGAAGATTTACATTGTCGGGACATCCATCAAAGAATTCTTTTGAAAAGTGAAACTGATTGGAAGAAATACTTTGAGCATTTAAATATCCAAAGTTTTCTTCCTTGACCGAAGACATCTTGAAGCATTCAAACAATCCATAGTTTGAATCACCATAACTGTCTGGAGGAGGAATCAACCAATCAAATCCACGATTTGCTGCAATACCACGAAGAGCAGCATATTGAAACATTTGATTTCCAAGACGCCCATTTGACCCAAGACGATTATAACTTATTGTCATTTCACTTCCTCACATAAAGAGCGTCTCCCCAAAGAGTTCCTGCCCAATCAGTTTCTACTCTTTCCATATTATAGTCTGCAAGAAACTTATCAAGGTCTTCTACAAAAGCATTTCCTTCATATAATTCATCACGATTAATTTCACAATAAACATAATCAATATGCTTCAGGGTTTCTGCACCACCCTTAAGGACTTCAAGTTCATATCCTTGCACATCCATATTGATAAAGTTGAAGTTTTGAGTCTCTTCAGCAAAACTATCCAGTCTTTTCATTTCAACTTCTTCTGTTGTAGGAAATCCAACAGTCGGATGAAGTTGAAGATGAACTTTTGGTTTTAAAACAGAACTGCTGAGAAGACCATTATCACTCAAATACATTGTAACATTTTTTTCTTCATTACCAAGAGCAACTTGATAGGCAGAAATATTAGCATTTGCATCCTGAAGTTTTTCTTCAAGAATTGTAAAATTCTCACTTACAGGTTCAAACATAACAATATCTTGAATTCCATTATCAATATATTCATCAACCTCCCAACCTTGATGAGCACCAATATGAATAATTCCTTTGATATTCATATTGTATTTTTTTACAATATTAGTAAAACTTAAAATCATAATTCTTGTAAGTAAGTTTTGTAAATGTAATCTTCGTTGATTAGAAAATCTTTGACTCTCTCTAAATTTTCTTTTACTGCATCCAGTTTATCATAATAAAGGTCTGGAGTCAATTGAGAGACATCAAAATCATCAGTAAGTGTAATAATTCCTTCGGGATTAAAAAACTTTCCAATATCAGGAGACCCATAGTAAATTGGTATGGTTCCTGTAGAAAAACAGTCTTGAATCTTTTCAGTAAAGTAAGATTCATAAGAAGCGTTTTCAATAGCAACTGAAAACATATAATCTGCTAGACCCTCTTCCTTGGATTGAATCTCATTAAATCCTCTTCCATAAAAATCAACTTTCCCTTGAAGTTTCTGTGCCCAGGATAAGCGATATTGATGACCCTCACACATTACCTTGTTAGAGCAAATCATAGAGACTAATTTACTCTTATCGTAAAGTTTTGAATCAGTAATCCAACTCCCATATAAAGGAGCAAACTTAAACTTAGGATGCAATTTAACTAAGTCTTGGTGATGAGTAAAAATTGCATCACAAACTCTAACATAATGAAGATAATTCCTCTTCACATCTTCTAATACATCTGGACAAATATTTGCAGATTCTAGTAACCAAGCATATTTCTTTTTACTATAATCATCATCAAAGGCAAGACCAATGTATCGATCTACATAGAAAGTTTCTTCTGCTCCAGAATCTACCCACTCTATAAACTTTGATCCCTGCTTATGAATGGAAGATGCTTTATTTCCATTATCGTAGTTATTAAAACCACCACCAACCAAGTTATACTGTTTTTTCTCAGTCATATATAATAAAGAATTGATGTGAATATGAAAGTTATATCTTTTTCTTTATGGGGCGATAACCCAAAATACACTATGGGAGCAATTAAAAACTCTCTTATTAAGAATAAATTTTACCCAGAATGGGAAATGAGAGTTTATCATGATGACTCAGTGCCTTCTTATATATTAGAAGAATTAGAAGGCAATAATGTGAAACTCGTAGAGAGAGATAATCAAAATCATTCTAACGCAATGTGGCGATTTAGTCCAGCATCTGAAGAAGGCGTTGAATGTTTTATCTCCAGAGACTGTGACTCTCGTTTATTTGAAAGAGATGTTGTCGCTGTAGAAGAATGGTTGGCATCAGATAAACAGTTTCATATTATCCGTGACCATCCTGGTGGACATGCTTGGGAAATAAGTGCTGGAATGTGGGGTTGTAAATCTGGTTTCATTCAAAACATTGATGAAAAAATGCAACAATACATCAGCACATCACATTGGATATCAGACCGAGCAGTAGACCAGAGATTTCTACAGGAGGTAATTTATCCTCAAGCAGTTACAAGTTTATTTCTTCATGACGAATATTTTAATTATGAGAGAATTGGAACTCCAATTAAAAGAGATCGCAAGTTAGATGACTTTGCTTTTATTGGAGAACCATTTGATGAAAATGATAAGCAATTATCTAACCACCGCGATATGATTATTCAAAGATATTGAAGACTTTCTGGTAAGATTTTTTTTCGATACATATCCATATTTTTATGATATATCGAATGGTCTCCCGGATGAGAAGTTGCAACCTTACTTGTGGGAAGAGAGCATACCTTGATATGTCTCAGGTCTTTAACTTTATATCCAAAAGAATATGCACGATAGGACATATCACCATCTGCACAATAATACTGATATTCAGGATTATACATTCCAATTTCTCTGAATATCTTCTTACGATATAATCCATAATTCATCACAATCTCTCCACCAGAATCTGCAACATTACATAAACACCACCCAGATGTATGGTCCATACCATTCAACCAATCTGGATTTTTAGTTTCATCAAAAGATCCATACTTCCAATTAAAAAGATAGAAGTCATGATTAGATTGAGTTTCAATAATAACTTCAGACCAATCATTACATAAGATAACATCATCATTCCACTGACACACTATTTCGTGAGTTGATTCACGAATACCAATATTCATGAAATGTGGATAAGAACTTCTACCACCAATCTCAATCAGTTTAATTTGAGGATGATTGACTTGCTTAATGTAATCTACAGTGCCGTCGTTGCTCCCACCATCAACCAATACAAGTTCTATTCTATCGTCTGCAAGAACAGTATTTTTAATCAGGTTAGGGAGCATTCCCACACGATTTAATGTACCAGTTACAATACTAATCATTTGTTTAGGTAATCTATGAATTGAAAATCATTTATTCCAAGTATCAATGCCAGTAAACTAACGTTCGAAAAACTATACAAAAAGTGACTACACTTTGAAAGTAAATAAACGCTAGATAATACTTCTTCATTTACTTGAGAGCGATTTGAGCAATTGTGATGAATTGATTGAGATCCACTACTAATTTGAAGAGTGTCATCATAAATGATTCTACTACCATATCTATTCAACAAACAATCCAAGTAATATTTGTCGTCTGTTGCTACAAATATCCTTTCTTTATCATTAGAATCAATTAGATTAAAGATACTTTCAATTTTTATCTCTGGAAGTTCTTCTTTTTTATCAGTGCCTCTTATCTGAACTCCCAATGTATCTTCATCAATTCCTAAATCTATTCTCTTATTTTCAAACTTTTCTACATACTCATCTTTAATCTTAAGAATATTATTGTAAACTTTATTTTTAATTTTAAGATTATCTACATTTGCTGGAGTATGTGCATTATATTGTCCCTGGTAGATTTGATTAGAAAAGTATCTTTCCAACCACCATGACCCAACATTGTAACTCTTGTTGGTTTTTGATGAAATATTATCAAACAAATTTAATGTTTGACTTTCTGCTACTTCGATATTGAAATTACCATTCACAACATAATGCTCTAAAGCCATATCAATGATTCCACAAACAATAGAACAAAATCCCTTATAAGGGTAGTTGAATCTTGAATCAGAATATGATATGTATCCAGTTTCAGTCAATTCCAATTACCTCATTAAGACCTTTAGAGTGAATTGATTCTGGATAGTTTCTAACATAGTTGTGCCTGTAGATTTTTGGTTTATCCATTTTATAGGAGTTAACCATATCCAAAAATCCAGTTTGCATCATATGAATCTCTTCAGCATTTTCAAGTAATTTAATATAATCAAACATCTTGAATTGATAATCGTTACGAATTACCTTATATTCATTTGTAACCTTACTCATATCAATATTGTATCCTCTCTTTGGATCATCCAAAACGAAAATATATTTTTCATCATTGGGATTCAAAGTCCTACAAACTTCATCTTCCTTTTCTAAGTCTCTCTCAAAGTAAAACTCATCAAATCTAATTTGAAAATCAAGACCAGCAAGATGATAAAATGCTTCATCAAAAGTCATCCTATCCAAACAACTATCAAGATTCTCAAATCCAGGTTTGATTAGATTATTTTTAACAGTCTTATTGTTTTCAACAAATCTTATAGCATCCTCCTCAACATCAAAATTAAAGATTTCCAGATTGCTTAGATCACGATACATATAACTTACATTATCATAGTAATGTGTATAGCAAAAGAGAACTATATTATCATATTTTTTACAAAAATGACGGACCATACCATTACAAATGATATGGTCTCCAAGACCCAAGTGATGATGAATGTACTTGAGCGACATATCACTCAACTCCTTTATAAAGTTTTACAGAGTCCTCGCGGAGAGTTCTTCCTGTTGCGATAGCATTATCCACAAGAAGATTAACTGCTTGCACAAGACGAGGACGCTTCACTTTAAAGCAAATATCAATCTTACGCTTTAGGTCAGCAATTTCAGTATCTGTCTTTGCTTCCTGAATTGCATCCTCAAGCATCCACATACGAGTGTGAAGAATTGAAAGTTTTTCAATTACTTCACCAAGATTGTCTGTTTCAATGTATTCAACATCAGGAAGTTCTCTACGCGAAAGTACTTCATCAATAGTTTCCTTGATACATTGATCGATTAAATCACCAAACTTGCTCATAATTCTCCTAAAATAGTTTCTAGTAAGTCCATATCTTTGTTAGAAACAAATTGATTGTTTCCAATATAGATTCCATTTTCGTGAATGATATCTACATTTAAGTTTTCTGTCTTTCCACTGATAGAATAATTTTTAAGGTAAGGTTGTCTTAAAAGATTTCCACCAACTACAGGTCTATATTCAATTTTATACTTATCTAACAATGAAATAAGTTTAGACTTAATTTCTTTTGTTTTACAAATAAAAGGAAAGCAGAAACAACTGTTTCCTTCATTATACACTATTGGGTAAAAATTGTCACTATTCTTTAAAGAGGACATAATTTCTACAAACCTAGCATATGTCTTATCTCTATTATCAATGAATTTATCTAATCTCTTGAGTTGAGATAATCCCAATACTGCCCCAAATTCAGTATTTCTAAAGTTATATCCATCACTCACAAATAGAAAAGATTTTTCTATTTCTGGATTTTGATTTTGATAATACTTAAACTGATCTGATACTCTTGCAAGTCCATGAGACCTTTTCATTTTCATTAAGTCATATAATTCCCAACTATCAGTAGAAATCATACCACCTTCTACGGTTGACATATGATGACCAAAGTAAAAACTAAAGGTAGCACCAAGACTGGTTTTGCCTATCTTATTTCCACTTTTATCAAGACATCCATGCGATTCACATACATCATCAATAAACAAAGCATTAGGAAATATCTTACGATACTCTTCAATTTCAACAGGAATACCTAAAAGATGAGTCACAAATACCATTTTAATGTCTGGATGTAATTCTGAAATAACTTTTAGATTGTCTAAATCAAAACTATAATTTTCAAGATTCACATCACAAAAAATTGGAGTAAGTCCCAGTTGAATAATTGGATTAATATTTGTAACCCAAGTGCAAGATGGGACTAATACTTTGTCTCCCCTTTTTAATCCATACTTTTCTATGATGGAAGAAACTAACAAAAAGTTTGCTGTGCTTCCCGAAGTTACAAATAAAGAATATTTACATCCCAACCATTTTGACCACTCCCTCTCAAAACGCTCAACATTTTTACCCTGAGTAAACTTATCAGAAGTTAAAACAAACTTGGCAAGTTGAAATCTATCCCATAGAGAGATAGAGTTTTTCATAAGTGGCCACTTATAGTCTGACATAGTTACTCCTATTTTTCAGAAACCAATCAATAGTAGTTTTTAATCCATCTTCAAGAGAGGTTTTTGCTTTCCACCCCAAAGAACTCATCTTTGAAGTATCAAGTGCTCTGCGTGGAGTGCCATTTGGTTTACTTGTGTCCCAGATTAACTTACCATTATATCCAACTAGTCTTGCAACAATCTCAGAAAGTTCTTTAATACTTACCTCTCTCTCAGGACCAATGTTAATAATTTCTGGGTCTTCATAGTTATTCATCAGAAAAACAAGACCATCTGCAAGATCGTCAGAGAAAAGAAACTCTCTGGTTGGACTACCATCACCAAAACAAACTACGCTTTCAGCACCAGAATCTTTTGCAGTGACAAATTTATTAATAAAACTTGGAATCACATGACACTGCTCAATGATGAAATTATCATTGATTCCATAAAGATTATTGGGCATCACAGATACAGTTGGGAATCCATACTGCTCTGCATACTTTTTACACATCATATATCCAGCAATTTTTGCTAGTGAATATGAAATGTTTGTTTCTTCAAGTGGTCCAGTCATCAAATACTCTTCTTTGATTGGCACTGGAGCATGTTTTGGATAGATGCAAGCAGATCCTAAAAAGAGCAACTTCTTACATCCATTACGATACGCTGCATCAATTACATTTGTTTGAATCTGCAAATTTTCACGAATGAAGTCTGCAGGAATTGCTTTATTGTAACCAATACCACCCACCTTTGCTGCACCAAGAAAAACATATTCAGGTCTTTCTACAGAAAAGAATTCATCAACATCTTTTTGAATTCTCAAATCTAATTGTGCTCTAGAACGAGTCAGGAGATTTGTATACCCATTAAATGTTAGATGTCTAGAAATTGCAGATCCTACAAGACCTCTATGCCCTGCAATAAAAATCTTAGAATCACTGTCCATAAATGCACATATCCTCAACTAATTGTTTGAAAGAAGTTTTAGGTGTCCAACCTAATTTTTCTTTTGCCTTTGTGGCATCACCTAACAAAGTCTCTACTTCAGCAGGTCGGAAATATTTAGGATTGACTCTGACAATCGTTTTTCCAGTATTTTTATCAATACCAACCTCATCTAAACCTTCACCTTCCCAGACAATTTTCATACCAAAGTAAGGCGCTGCTTCTTCTACAAACTCACGCACAGAGTATTGCTCTCCAGTTGCAATTACAAAATCATCTGGAGTTTCTTGCTGCAACATCAACCACATTGCTTCCACAAAGTCTTTAGCGTGTCCCCAATCACGCTTTGCATTCAGATTTCCCAACTCAAGAATCGATTGCTGTCCTGTAGAGATTCTTGAAAGAGCACGGGTGATTTTACGAGTAACAAATGTCTCACCGCGACGAGGAGATTCATGATTGAAAAGAATACCTGTGCAGGCATACATTCCGTAAGATTCACGATAATTTTTAGTAATCCAATATCCATAAATCTTTGCACAACCATAAGGTGAGCGAGGATAGAATGGTGTAGTTTCTCTTTGTGGAATCTCCTGCACCAATCCATATAATTCACTCGTTGATGCTTGATAGATACGGACATTATTTTCCATACCCAAAAGACGCACTGCTTCCAAAATACGAAGGGTGCCTAGAGCATCTACCTGTCCAGTATATTCAGGTATCTCAAAAGAAACCTTCACATGACTTTGAGCACCAAGATTGTAAATCTCATCTGGTTGCACAATCTGAATGATTCTTACAAGATTGGTAGAATCAGTAAGGTCACCGTAATGGAGAGTAATAGAATCATAGATGTGGTCAATACGATCAGTATTAATAAGGGATGCTCGTCGCACAATGCCATGAACTTCATAACCTTTTTCAAGTAGTAATTCTGCGAGATACGACCCATCTTGACCTGTAATTCCTGTAATTAATGCTTTTTTCATGAGTTAAATCCTTCCGTATGCATCTTCAATTCTAACAATGTCTTCTTCATTGCATGTTTTTCCAAGTTGGACTTCTATAATCATTATACCACTGTTTCCTCCAGTAATGCGATGTTTAGATAAAACTGGAACAAAAATATAATCTCCAACTTTTACATTTTTAGTTTCTTTATCTAATTCTAATTTTCCATCACCAGATACTACAACCCAATGCTCATCTCTTTGATTGTGATATTGTAAAGATATTTTTTGATTCGGGTAGATATAAAGTCTCTTTACTTTATATCTGTAGTCTTCTTTGAGGTTTTCATACCAACCCCAAGGTCTATCAAATCTTTCTATCATACCTCACAATTTGTAAAATCTATTTGACCATTTCGAGTTGCCCAGATTGGATACTCTCTACCGTAGGTATTCCAAATTTGTGCTTGTTGCTGCCCTACAGGAACCCCCGACATTCCAGCAGCATTCCAAATCGTTTCATAAGTATCATCCTCATGAAATGTAAAGTCATGAGTTTCTGCCTTTTTCTTTAAAAGCAAAGACCAAATAGATTGGTCGTGTCTATTCTCCCTGAAAATTTCATCATTTGGAAGAATTGAAGCACTATCATCAAGATACTTTCCACCACCTTCAATACAAACATCAGTCCATTTCTGAACTAACTCACGCATCATAGGTGTATTCTTCAGGAAAAAGATACCAGAAATAACTTGTCTGGTCATAAGGTATTCATCATTGTCCCCAACAATATGGTGATAGGTATCCATCTTTGTCCACTGAATTTCTGGAAGATCTAAAGTAAAGAAGACTCCCTCAGTTTCAAGACACTCTTCATAATATTGTTTCAGTTTTTCTAGACCGTTTTTATTCAACTCACATCCAGAATCAACATTAAGAAGTACATCATCTTCAGGAATATTTTCTAGTGCTTTGAGAATAAAGTAAGGTTTACAGGCATAATATCCATAATACCTTCTAGGCATTCCTATGCGAGGATTCATCATTGGTTTTGCATATTGCTCCCAAAATAGATTATCCTCCAAGTCAGATTCTCCAAACTCTTGAATCGTTTCAAAGACTCCAAAGTTTTCTGCTTGCTTTCTGATTCTATTCTTACCTAAAGAAAAGTTATTATCTCCAAAGTAAGTTAAATGTAATTTCATAAACAATAGATTGTTATCATACAATTATACCAAAAAAGGAGAGTTTATGCAACTCCCCTCTACTCAGTTTATGCAGGCTCGCCACTTGCTCTTTGACCAGAAGCAAGAAACTGGGCGGGAGTTATCCCATCCGCACCAGGATTGTTAACGTGTCTCCATCACGGGCATATTGGGGATTGGCTCCACCACCTAGTTTGACTTAACTAGGAAAAGTTGGACTAGTTTTGGAATTTCAATGGCAGCATAAAAACCACATAAGAAAAGAATGTCCCAAAACTTATATTTGATAGCAAAGGGAACGACAAATACGTTTCCAATACATTTTACAAATAGTCCGATTTTCATATCTCCCCATAATAGGAAAAAGTATCCTGATAAGAGAAGAATATTACCAATATATCTGAATATATTAGACTTTGACATAGGGGGGGTTTGCTTCCGACCAGTTCTTTTAAAGACTATCCGTGTCTTCGTCATCTTTCACATATGCAGGAACCATATCTGAATCTAACCAACAAGTGTAAGAAAAATCTTCCATTGCCGTCATCAATTGCATCTCATTATCTAAAAGATACATATCCCTATATCGCCCAGTGTAGGAATCTACTTTCTGAATACGATAATCAGGTTTCCCGTTGATTTCTAATGTACCGACCTGGACATAACGATAGGGAAACCGTTCAAGAAGAATGGTAGGTTTTTTGACGACTTTCATTAGGCAACCTCAATCGTTTCAAGATCCTGATAGAGATAATCCATCAGCATTTCATAATCGTCAAGGGGATCTCCAGAAAACACGACACCATTATTTTCATAATAGCGGCGAACTTTCTTATAAAGTTTCGGACTCTTTACATCAAGGTAGATATCCCCATTAGCAGCAGAACGCAAAGTGCTAACATCTTTCTTGAATTTTTCGATCAGAGACATTGTTGTGTGATGAATACTTAAGTATTATAAGTGTTGGACTGTGTTTGGTCAAGCGTGCCAGTTGGGAAACTGGCAATCGGGGTAGAAGGTACTGCCCCCTCTTCGCTGCGTCCCAAACGCAGAGTTATACTTTTCTACTATACCCCGTTACATCGTTATTTAGTTCGATGTATAAGCATTATACCCATAATCGGAGCGATTGTCAATCCTGCTCCACAAAGTCCTAACCAGACTGGACTTGATGCAAGTGTTTCTACGATGTGAAAAATCATCCCCCTCTCCAACTCTTATATTCATAGTAGAAGTATTGGTCTACTTCATTCAGTCCTGATAGAGGGGCGTCTACACCCCACTCAGACCATTCTATACAAAACCGATTGATATCGTGATTGTGATTTACATTATGTCCAAGCATTCTTACAAATGAAGACATAGCAAATTCATATTTTCTTTTATTGCGGATAGGCATTGTGAAGTCCCCAATTTATAAAAAATATTATGAGACCAAAAATAACAATAGTATTAATAACCAAATTACCCATTACATTCCTCCGTTTTTAAATCCTACAAGGTAACCAATGATGAGACCACACATAAATGCCACAAACATATAAAGCATATGTGAGAAAAACTCAATAAATATAAACCAATCTTCTGTTGTCATTTTTTTATTTTAGCGTGATACTAAGAGATGGCAACAATGGAGGTATTACTCCAATGAGTCTAAGCAGACCCTCAGCAAAAAGTGCAAGAACAACCCAACCAACACACATACTGATAATCGAAGCATTACGATTGTGGCGTCGTATGGCAGCATCGATCATCTCCTGAACTTCTGAACGACTCACTAATTCATCCTGTGGTTCCATCACTTTTCATCTCCAAGAAATTTTGCCAGAGGATCTCTTCTAGTCTTTACAATTTCTACTGCTCTTTTATAGAACATATTATCTATGTTACCAGATTCTTCAAAGACTGCCTTGATCTTCACCCAATTGTCGTATGTGTGCTGATCCATAAGGTTCAAGTTGAATACTACTAGTTATACTAGTTGGTAGTTTCAACTTGTCAAGTTTGTGTTGATATAAAAATATAGATTAAGACAATCTTAAATTTTGTAATATTTCTAATATTTACAGTTATAACAGTAGAGACAGGAATCGAACCTGCGAAGGCTATTAACCCCGACCGCTTTCAAGGCGGCGTCCTCGGCCAACCGGACCTCTACTATGATATTTACGGAGTGATAAAGATCTGAAAAATATAAATATTTATAGGTCTTTCCGTTATTTATAAAGTTATGGTTGATGTAACTTGTCTAAATTGTAGCACACTTTTTCAAAAATTACCATATGAAGTTAAAAGGGGAAAAGGCAATCATTTTTGCTCTAAAAAATGTCATAAGAAATATCAAATTAAAGAAAAAGAAAAAAACTTTGTAAAATGTAAGAATTGCAATAAAAGTTTTCATAAAGTTCCGGCAGAACAAAAGAAAACAAAAAACCATTTTTGTTCTAGAAGTTGTGCTGCGACTTATAATAATACCCACAAAACAAATGGAACTAGAGTATCAAAACTCGAAGTATTTTTACAAGAACAGTTAAGTCAAGAATATAATTTTGACTTTCACTTCAATAGAAAAGATACTATTAATTCAGAGTTAGATATTTACATTCCAGAAATTAATTTAGCATTTGAATTGAATGGTATTTTTCATTACGAACTAATTTATGGTGAAGAAAAATTAAAGCAAATACAAAATAACGATGAAAGAAAATTTCAAGCGTGTCTGGAAAAAAATATAGAGCTTTGTATTATTGATACTTCTTGGATGAAGTATAACAAAATAGAAAACTTCAAAAAAGTTTTAACTATTATTAAAAATATAATAACCAATAAGTCCTCAACGGACTTCAAAATCTAATCGTCTAACTTTTCTTTTTCTACGCTCTTCCTGCCAGGCAATATCTTCATTAGTAAGAACGCCAGACTTTGTTTTTGTATGATAAGAGTTCAACATAACAATTTGCGATAAGTCAACTGCTGAAATCTTATCTCCACGAATGGTTGCCATATTAGGGCAACCACAAGTTACAGTTTTAATTTGATGCCCTTCAATCTCCTTACCACAGGAACGACATCTGATTCTTAAATTTTCCATTTCTAATCAATCAATTAAATATCAGTATTATTGAATTTGAGGTTGTACAGGTTGTTCTTGTGGAGGTACTTCAGTTGCAACATCCTCTATAGACATTTTTTGAGATTTTTCAGTTATTGATCTCAACATCCATACAAACTTACCATGTGATTCCATTAAATCTTGGAGAAGATTTTCTGTTGCATATGATCTTTGCTCTCCTGCTGCTTCAGACGCTTCTGTTAAAAGTTCCAAAAAGATTAAATTATCCGCAAGAAGTCTTTTAACCATTTCTTCTGCTTTGACGACTGGTTTACCTGGAACAATTTGCCTTTGTCCAAGTTCATCAATTTGAACAATATCTGAACCTTGACCAACTGTAGAAACTTCTACAATGCGAGTAAGAGTTCCAACTGGACGAATATTTAAAAATCTCATGTGTTCGGCAAGACGGTCAATCTCACCAAACATTGCCTCATATTGTTCGCCAAATAATGTATGAAGTTGCTGAAAATCAGAACCTATAACATTCCAATGAAAAACCCAAGTCTTATGAAATAAAACAAAAAGATTTGAATGAATATCACTCAGTAACTTGTATAAACCTTCCATCTAACCAAATACTTTTGAAATATTTATAATCAACAAAAAGAAATTAGAACTCCAATTATTCTCTGTGTAAATGAAGTATTTTAAAAATCTTTCTTCATAAGATATTCCACAGTATTTGCTATATCATTCATAGCATCTCTTAGATTTTCTCTTTGTCCCGATTCTTGTTTTATGATTGGACGATGATCATCAGTTAGAGTCCATCGCCACAGTTTCATTTCGGCACAATACCAAAGATTAATTTTCATGTTTATAATGTTCTAATTCAATCCAATTCAAAAGAGTTTGGAAAGAAGTAATTGCTGCCTGATTGCAGTTATCATCCTTTAATTTTTGCACATAATATTCTAGTGCTTCAATCGCCATTTGACGATCCTGTTGTGAGAGAAGGGACATATTTTTTACCAACCCATCAGAAATGGTACAACAAAAAGGGGGTTTTGTCAACCCCCAGTATGAATAACACCTAGTTAGCATATATCTCCACCTATTATAAAAAGGACATTCAATTCTTTCTTCTGTCCCATTTATTCTTGGGTTTACTGGATAATCAGCGTCATTTATACCGACGCCACAAATCATACTTCTTTTAGACATACGAACCTTAGTTTGTGTGAGATACTAATATTTATATTATAACATAAAAAAGGAGGTCTTAAGACCTCCCCACCTGAAAAGTTCTCACACAAACCAGGTATTTTTATTTATCACTTAGAAAGTGAACTTTGTGGATACAACTCCTCCCCAATTAGAGGAGTTATCAACCAGACGTTGGTTGTTGCTAGCATAGAAGATAGCAGGAGTGATGCTGATATGATCGGATACTTGATACTTGTAGAAGATTTCAAGCATTGTTGCAGGA